TCGTATCCTGCGTGATAGCGTGGGGAAGTTTTGTCGTGTAATGTCATAAGTTCCTTTTCGTACTTAACTTTTTTACTGTTTGATAATTACATGAAAAGCACATCACCATTACGTGTACAGTACTTTTAACATTGCTATGTATGCCTACACGTGCATAATTGTTTTGTCTACAATTATCGCATAACATGTCATTATCATTTCCACTTACACGGACACTCATAAAATCTCCAATCTAATTAATTAAGCCCCTTAATAAATTAAGGGGTTAATTAATTAACTCACTAGCGTTTGACTACCCAACAGTTCCTCGCCATTGTACAAGTCAATGCAGTTTTTAAATACAAGCCACGCATACATCATCTCGTTTTGTATGCCCTCGTTAAAGCATTCTTGGTCGCAATAAACCCAACCATTATGTACGTAGAATTGGCTATCTGGTTCTAACGTGCCGAAACATTGATTACACATTATTGTTCCTTTCTTGTATGATTGTGCGAAATTCTTGTATATTTATAACAAGTAGGACATATGTTTTTCATACGCACCAACACTCCCACTCTTGTACACCCGTGAGGGCTTTAGGGTTACATTCATCATGCAAACCTAACGCATAAGCTAACCAAATGATTAACCTACCCACACGTGTGTGGTCATTACTATATTGTTTTATGCTTTTTATCATTATCTTTCCTTATCTTCAGAACGGATATTTACAGTATAATATACAGTTAATGTATATCCTACACCCACCATCTCAGGTGGGTGCGAGATAAACACTAGCTTGTAGCTTTAGCTAACTCTTTTTTCTTTGCCCATGCTCTTTTGCCACGTTCTGAACGGATTTTGGTTAATCCCTCAGGTGTGATGTGCTTGAGTGTCACATCTGCACCTAAGACTTTGACCATGTCCTGTGCGTCTGCGTAGTTTTTCGTCATTGGGCTAACAGTGTTCTCACTTGTAAGTTCGCTTGCGTCATTCACTTGCTCGCTTGAGACAAAGTATTCTCTAGTCTCGTTAACCTTAACTATGAAATAGTTAGGGATTGGTGCATTCTTCTCATCACGCACGTTATACACTGTCACATTGGCGTTAGCCACTAATTTACTCATATTTTTTCTCACTTTCGTATGTGTGTACACTTGGACACACCCCACATACATATAGGCATGTCCACCTGCACACGCAGGTACACGTAGCTGACACGTGTTTTAGCTCCACCTCAACGGCTCATGCTTTGTTTTTTCATCAGCAATAGGGATTTAATCCCCTTAACAAGTTAAGGGGTTAAATTCCCTAAACTCCACCTTTTCGGCTCAAAACTTCCTCACGTGTATACGTGTCATAATGCGAATAGCTCCCGTCACAATCACTTCCATAGTTTACTATGGAAAGCTCGGTCAACTCAGGCGAAACGTGCATTACGAGTGCAGGAAGAATTGTATAACAATTCTTTTGTGGACACGCGTGAAGTTCTACGTTGTACTCACCACTATCTTGATAGTGGTAAAATTGCACCATTTTGGTGTCTGTTCCCTCGTCTGTGCGATTATTACACCCACACGCAAGGAACATATCGCGTTGTTCAATTCTTGGCATTTTCTCAACCTTTCTCACACGGATTAATGTATTTAATCCCCTTACAAGAGTAAGGGGTTAAATACTATTACCTCTCGGCAATACCCACTACATCTAGTGGTCTCATTGGGAAACACAATATGTTGTGTACTCTATTGTACTCTATTCTTATAGAATAGTCTAAGAGTTCCTTGCAGTATCAAAGAACTTAAACCTACTACATATGGGGGTGTTTAACTTGCATACCCCTTCATATAGGTGCATACATCTGTGTACACAAGCACATGACATATGTGCCTATGCATTATGTGTACGGGCTACCTGCATATGTACGTGTGCATAATGCGTATGACCCACACATGCTAATATGCGTACCCCCACCTGTATATATGTAAGTAGAAAGAAATATTCTAGTAAAACATTGTAAAGGTAAGTCAGATAAAGGTTTTTATACTCCTTTTGAGCGTAGCGGGCTATAGGGGGAGTGAAGTTTAATTGGAAATTTTGGTTAGTCCTTGAGTACTCAGTTTGTGTTACTGCTGTATAGTTTAACCTATCCTGAGCTTTCTGCACCCCGATTGCAACTTTACTTGTAACTAATTACTTATTCCCAATGTTTGTAATTTAAAGTATGTTACCATATAATTATCATTACACAAATCTTTACAAAAAAGATAGGAATATATGTCTAAGAAAGTATGTCACGCTACTAACTGTAGAAAAAGGTTAACAGCAAACAAATCCAAGTATTGTTCTACACAATGTCAACGTAGGCAGTATATGAAAGAGTACAGGCATAACAAAAAACAAGACAAACCTATAAATAGTAAATATTCTGCATTGACCCCAATGAAGGGCAAGTATTACCAAGAGTATGTAGATAGTAGTTTAGCTGACAAAGTTATGAATAGTGAGCTAACTGCCACTAAAGCAGCAGAAGTTATTGGTTGCCCTATTGCAACTATATCTAAGATGAACGCTGCTTATCAGATAGACCTACAAAATAAACTAGATGCTGAAGATTGGGAAGTGTCTAAGGAAGCAGAGAAATCATTAAAAAATTTTTCCGCCTTTCGGCACAACTACTTTGCTACTGAGACTGGTGAAAAATATGAGACAGCAAACTTTCATGAAAACTGGATAAATAACATAATCAGTTCTATAGATAACGGAGAAGAATTACTGATACTGTCGCCCCCTAGACACGGAAAGACAGAACTATTAATACATTTTGCAGTATATCAAATATGTAAAAACCCTAATGTAAGGATTATGTGGGTAGGTGGTAACGAGGATATTGCAAAGAATGCTGTATCTGCAGTATTAGACCAACTTGAAAGCAATGAAAGATTACAAGAAGATTTCTGTGAACCTGGTAAAAACTTTAAACCTGATAATAGGTCAGGAAAGATGTGGGCATCTAACCAGTTTACTGTAGGTACTAGAACAGTACCAGGTATTAAATCACCAACTATGGTAGCTGTAGGTAAAGGTGGTAAGATTTTATCTCGTGACTGTGACATAATAATTGCAGACGACATTGAAGACCACCAAACTACTATGCAACCTGGTGCTAGAGAAAACACTAGACAATGGTGGACTACAACATTATCAAGTCGTAAAGAGGAACATACTGCTGTAGTAGTAATTGGTTCAAGACAACACCCTGACGACTTATATCATCATTTACTTAACAACGACAACTACACATCTATTGTAGAAACTGCACATGATTTAGAATGCGACCTACCTGAAGTATCACACGAAGAACATACTGACTGCATGTTGTGGGATAGTAAACGTTCTCACAAATGGTTAATGTCAAGAATGAAAGCTGCAGAGACAACAGGTGGTAGACAAATATTTGAAATGGTTTATTTTAATCAAGCGTATGTACAAGGCACACAAATATTTAGTCCTGATGCTGTAGATAGTTGTAAACGTACAGATTTAGTTGTAGGAACAATACCAAAACAATTACAACTTGTTGCAGGACTTGACCCGTCAGCTAGTGGTTATCAAGCTGCAGTATTATGGGGTATAGACACATATAACTCAGAACTTTATTGTATAGATATAGATAATCAACAAGGTGGTGGTGTTAGAGCTGCTGCACAAATAATTAGTGATTGGTGGCATAAATATGATTTGTCACATTGGATAATAGAAGAAAACGGATTTCAAACAGCTATCAGACAAGATGGCAATATAAAAGAATTAACACTACGTACAGGTATTTTGTTACAAGGACATCTTACAGGCAAAAATAAACACGACCCACTATATGGTGTAGGTGCAATGGCAGAATTATTTGAGGCAAATAAAATTCATTTACCTTATGGCAATTCGGAAAGTCAAGCTAAAATAGATAGTTATAAAAGACAATTAGTGTACTTTGATGGTAAACCAGTTTCAAGCAGAAACAAGCATAAAACTGATATTGTAATGGCAGGTTGGTTTCCTATGAAAGTATTTAGACGTGTACAGAAAGAACATTTAGCAGAGGTAGGAATGGAATACAATCCAAGTTTTAGTGGTTATAATATAACAGAGATGAATGACGCACCATGGCAATAGATTTAAATAGGAAGTCAGCACAGGAAGTAATAGACGCAGCACAAGAATTAGTTGCAGGAACTCCTAGTGATAGTAGACAATTAAACAAATATAGAATTAAAGCAATACTTAATGGTGGTTCAGATGGTATCCGTGCATTACTAGGTAATCAAATGGATACTTCAGATGCAGATTTATTACCTGCTCCTAATTTATTACAATCAGGTATTGATAGACTTGCACAAAAAATATCAGGTGTACCACAAGTACGTGTTGATGTTTTAAATAATAATGAAAGTGATAGAGCAAGACAACGTGCAGAAAAATTAGAACGCATTGTTTCATCATATGACGAAAAACAAAGATTAAATTTACAATTAGCACAAGCTGCTAGATGGTTACCAGGTTATGGTTATTGTGCATGGGTTATAAATAGCAAAATGGATAAAAATGGTTTTGTATATCCGCAAGCAGAACTTAGAGACCCATATGATACATTTCCAGGTAACTTTGGTCCTGACCAAAAACCACAAGAGTTAGCAATACTTAGAAGTGTACCTAGATGGAAACTTGCACAAATATATCCTGAGTATAAAAATGTAATTCTTAAACCAAACGAAAAGAAAAAAACAGGTGCTACACCTAATTCAAGTACATCACTTATTGGTTATGACAGAGGTAATGTACAACAAGCAGACTGGGAAGATAACACTGGTCAAGGCGTAGACATTATTGAGTACTACGACATTACAGGAACATACATTGTATATCCTGAAACTAGACAACTGTTTGATTATATACCTAATCCACTAAGTACAGTTCCTTTTGTATTTATGAAACGATTTAGTTTTGATGAATTAAAAGGTCAGTATGACCACACAATAGGTCTTATGGCAATGATGGCAAAAATAAATATTATGTCAGCTATTGCTATGGAAGATGCTGTATTTACAGAAACAAATATTTCAGGTGAGCTAGAAAGCGGACAATATCGTAAAGGTAGATTTGCTGTTAACTATTTAGCTCCAGGTACACAAGTTTCTAAACCTGCGAATAACATACCATATCAGCTATTCCAACAAGTGGACAGGTTAGAAAGACAGTTACGGCTTGTAGGCGGTTACCCAGTAACTGATGATGCCCAATCACCTGCAAGCGTAGCTACTGGTGCAGGACTAGCAGAATTAAATAGTTCTATGTCACTTATGATTAATGAGTACAGAGAAATAATTAAAGTCGGTGTATCTGAAATGGATAACAAACGACTTGAGCTAGATGAAATTATTACATTAGAAACTGGTGCAGAAAGTAAACCTATGGCAGGTTACTTTAATGGAACATCTTTTTCTGAAAATTATAAACCACTTAGTGATATTGGTGGAGACCATAAAACAAGACGTATATATGGTGTTATGGCAGGATTTGATGAGCCACAAAAAATTGTTACAGGTTTACAGTTACTACAAGCAGGCGTTATAGATGTAGAAACTTTGCAAGATAATATTGATGGATTAGAAAATATTGCAAAAGTACAAGAACGTATACGTAAAAACAAAGCAGAAACTGTATTGTTTGATAGTGTACTATCTAGGTCAGCACAAGGTGATGCTGCTGCAACTATGGCAGTTATAGCTGTATATGAAAATCCAAATGCTATGACAGAAATACTTAAACAGTTTTATACACCTGAAGAACCTCAGCTATCCCCTGAGCAAATGGCAATGATTGAACAACAACAAATGGCTCAAGCTATGCCACAACAAACACCTAGTATTCAAGAAGCATTTGGTCTTGTATAATGACAGACGATTTTATAGAAAACGAGTTTTGGAGTTTAATTAACGAAGAATATGGTGATACACAAATAATAAATATGGAACAAGCATATGAAGTTATTAGTCCGTATCCAGGTATTTTTATAGTTGTAATGGAGGATTATGGCAAAGAAGCGTAGTAGAGGTGGATATAGGCAACCAAGTAATCCTGCTCCTGTAAGTGGACCAGGTGCTTTATCTGCAAGAACAGATGGTGGTGCAGGTAGTAGCAAACAACCTATAAGAAGAATACCTGGTCAAGCATATGGTGAAGGTAAAGCATTAGTAGAACAACAACAATCTGCTCCTTTACCTGCACAACAACAAGTATCTATACCAAATGTATTTGCACCAACAGAACGACCTGCAGAACCTATAACAGAGGGAGCTATGCTAGGTGCAGGAAGTCCACCTATGCAAGCTATTGATGAAGATGAGAACATGTTATTAGCTGCAATGTATCAAATAATGCCAAGTTCAATAATATCGGAGTTGATTAATCAAGGGAGTAACTAATGTATTTTCCTGACCCAGTCTACGAAGAAGATTTATTAAAACAAAACGAAGCTAGAAATACTAAATGGAAAAATCTTAAAAAGAATTTAACTGTAGATGTAGCTAAAAATTTAATTGCAATAAGTAAAAAATATCCAAATTTACCTAAAGGTTTACTTACTCCTATGGCTATGTTAGGTGTTAATCCTGAAAGCCCTGCAGTAGAAAATGTTGCAGATAAATATTCTGTTAAACAAGCAGAAACAGGTAAGATTGCATGGGAACTTGCATCTACTGATGCTAATGGAGAATATTTATATCCTGAACATCAAGATATGACTGTTAATTTATTAAAAGCTGTTAAAGGTGATGCAGAATTAGGTATATGGGCTTTACTTGCTGTAGAAAGTTTTGGAGAAAAAATACGTAAATTAAACAAACAAAATAAATATGTTTCTGATTTAATATTTTATGACAAATGGTTACAAGAAGGTTATACACCTGAAGAAGCACAATCTAATTTACAAATGTTTGTATCTAATACAACAGTTCCTGATATTGGTAAAGATAAAAACATGTGGGGTGAATTACGTTCTTATATAAATATGTGGAGTGAAGCCAATGATATGGCAGGACAAACTGCATTTGCTGCTGCATTTAAAGAAGCCATAGCAGGTAATCCTGTTAATTATCAAAGAGAAGGAAGAAAGTTTTTATTTGAAAGTATATTAGCAGAAGATGATGCACGTTATCACAGACTTGTTGATATGGGATATTCTGAAAAAGAAGCAAGAAAAATATTTTATGACAATGTAGGTACACCTATAAAAGCTAATGAAGCATTAGGAATACAAGAATATACATCTTTAAATGACCCAAATAAAATTATGTTTTATGAAGGTAAAAGTTCTAATTATGCAGGACCTGGTAACAATATTAATGACTGGTTTAGTGTATCTAATTGGTGGAGAAATAAACGAGGATTAGATACTGGTGTATTACAACCATATAGTCCTGGTAGAGCCATAACTTATAATGTAATACCTTCAGGTACAACTGCTGCAAATGTTATGTCAGGAATTATTGATGCAGGTGCTATGTTAGGTGCAGATTTACCATTAGCTAAAGGTATAGGTACATTAGGTAAATTAGGTAGAGCTGCAACTACTGTAGACAAATTACTTGATACAAGAAATGCAACAAAAGTAGATAACTATTTAAATACATTTAATAGAAACATAGATGCATTAGGAGATAGTGTTGACCCATTTGTAGATAAACCTGTAAAAATATCAGGACGTAATGGTCAGTTAATTAGAACATTATCACCTGAAGATAAAGCAGATTTTAGAGCAGGACGTAAACTTTACAAACAAGCAGGTGTAATTAGTGGTACACGTAAATCTTTATTTAAAAATACAACACGTGATTTAATGAATAGTCCTTTTGGTAGAAACGTAACACGTGCATTAACAGAAGAAAATAACGTAGCAAAAATAATGAGTACACCAGGATTAGACCAACTTGACCATACAGTAGCAAAACAAATTGCAGATAGTAAAAGTTATTTAGAAGTTAGAGATATATTAGATAATTTATTTGATACAGGTGTAATTACACAAATGCCTGGTAAACAATCAGGACTTACTAATGCTGTATTAAGACAATCTGCACTTACAGGTCAAGAATTATCACAAAGTCAAAATATTGTAAAAAGAACTGCAGGCAGAGCATTATCTGCTATTGGTAAAGAAGACGCTGCATTTAGAAGTATTGGTGGTTATTTAGCAAGTGGTTTAAAACGTACAGGTAATGTACTTAAACAAGAACCTGTAGCAACAGATAGTTTTGCAGAACTTATGGGCTTTAGTGCTACATTACGTTCAGGATTAAAACCATATTGGAATAAAACATTAAGTGTTACACCTGAAGTAGGTTTATCTTTTACAAACAGACACAATGCAGTTAAAAATTTAATATCACATATGCAAGCTACAGGTTATAAGTTTGATGAAATGAAACCAATAGTAGATGAACTTATAGATATTGAAGATGGTAACTTTGAAGAAATACAAAGATTTGCATATCAACAAATAGTAAGAGACGAAGCAAGAGCTAAAGCTAGTGGTAAAAGATTACCTGCAACAATGATTGCAAAAAAAATATTTGAAACAAATGCAGATATTAGAAAATATTTTGTAGATAGCTTAACTGGTGACAACATGCCATTTGTTGGTGATGTTGTAGAAACAATAATTGAACGTGGACCTAATGGAGAAAAAGTAGAAATGCTTGTACCTTCATTGCATTTATTAGCAGAAGGTTCTGAATTATATGCACCACTTATGGATTACAGACTAATCAACAGAGCTATGGGCAAAGTATTTACTACATATGGTGATGAGTTTGAAAGTGGACTTAGAGCTAACTTAAGACATACAAAACAAAATGCTGTTCAGTTGTTAAAAGGTGATACAAACTTTAAAGGTTTAATTCCTAGCAAAGGACTTACAGATGATGCATATACATTAACACTTGATTATATGACACGTAATTTATTTAAACCATTAGTACTTTTACGAGGTGCTTGGTTTGTCAGAGTTTTCTTAGAAGAAAGTTTAAGAATGGCAGCAGCAGGTGTAGACAGTATGTTTACTCACCCTGCAGATTACATGATATGGGCTAGGTCACATGGTCACAATGTAAACATAAAAGGTAAAGATATTATTTCTGCAGGTGGTGTTGATAGTGCAAAACTTAGAGAAAGTCTTGAATTTGCAGAAGTAACTAACAGTAACTGGACTGCAGGAGCATTAAGAGGTAGACCTACTAAAGCAGGCAAAATGGGTAGGGATTATGTTGCTATTAGAAAAGGTGAAGAAAATTATGTTCAAGGTATTGCCTTTGAACTTATGCAATTACGCAATGACCCTATAGCTAGATATTTAGCTGAGAATGGTTTTAATGACGCATCAAAAGCGTGGTTTAGAAGTAAAGCTGCATTACCACTGAGACAAGATTTAGCACGTTTAGGTGGTAAAAAAATGCAAGGATTACTAACTAACACAAATGATATGGACGCATACTTAGCATCTGTAGAAGCAAGAATAAGAATGAAAACAGGCGAGCTATTAGAAGAAGGTGTTAATTATGTTGCAGGTAATAAATATAGTTATAAGTTTGGTGCATATGGTGGTGATGCTAGATTACGTGAAGCTATATGGACAGGTAAGTTAGAAACACCTAGTGGTACAAAAATAGGTTTTATTAATGATGTAACTAAAGAATATGGTAAAGACCATTTAGCAAAAATATATAAAGGATTGTCTAGTTTTGTAGATGAAGGTGTAGAGTTTGGTTTAGTCAAATATCATAAACCACAACCACCAATTACAGGATTTTTAGGCAGAATAGAAAATAGATTAGACATAATGGTTGATACTGCATTTAAACATTTAATGACAAAACCTAATGCATATTTATCTAGGTCTGTTGTATTTAAACAATATAGATGGCAATGGGTAAGTGATAACTTTGGAAGTATGTCAGATGATTTACAAGTTAGATTTATAAAAGAAGCACAAGAAGCAAAGATACCTAAAAAACTTATAGAAGAATTACAAGGTCAGAAAGGTATAACTGCAGTACGCAAGATAGATGATTATGATTTAGCAAACGTACAAAGTAAAGCATATGGTTTATCTGCTACAAAACAATTATTATATGACGCATCTAAAAAACATTTAATATCTGATATAACTAGAAACATATTCCCATTCCCTGAAGTATGGTTTGAACTTGCACAAACATGGAGTAAGTTACTTATAAATAATCCATATAGAGCAAGACAAGCACAACTTGCAGTTACTGGTGCTAGAGGTTCTGATGCTGTTGGTTATTCAGGTGAGGGTTTCTTTGCACCTGACCCTAGTGGTAGTGGTAGTGAAATGTTTGTATACCCTGGTTCTGACTTTCTTACTAACTCTATATTTGGAGAACAATCAGATGTAAGAGTTGCACCTAAAGGATTTGTGCAAGGAATTAACTTATTAGGACAAGGATTTGTTCCTGCACCATTACCTTATGTAGGTGTACTTGCTGACAAAGTATTACCAAGACACGGATTAGGAAACGAAGTACGTGGATTATTGTATGGTGAGTTTGGACCACCAAGTGCAAAAGATATTATACCTTTGCCTGCATGGTTACAAAAAATTACAGCAGCAGTTGGTGTAGGAGATGAAGCATCACAATTACGTGCATCTACAACTATTGATGTATATAAGTATGGTAAAGCTGTTGGTAGAGATAAAGCTCTTGCAGAACAAGGCAAGTTAGATAGATATTTAGATAGAGGACTTACAGTTGACGAAGCATATCTTAAGTATTCTAAGTTACAAGCATCTAAGTTATATTTATTTAGAGGTATATCACAGTTCTTTTTACCTACAGGTTGGACACCAAGATATTATATAGAAGACAAGAATGGTAAATATTGGGGTACACAACAACTAGCAAAAGAATATACAAAACTTATTGACGCAAATGATAATGACAATATTGCAGCATTTAATGAATTTGTATCTATATATGGTATAGAACATGGTTGGTTAACAGCACCTAAGACACAATCTAAAGTAGGTAGACAATCATTTACAGATAGAGTTATGGAGTTTCAATCAGAAAATAAAGCAGTATTAGATGCAGTGCCATTGTCTAAATACTATGTGTTACCTGATAGTCCTTATGATGAAAGAAACTATGCACAAATGTATGACGCATTTAACAAAGGTGATATAGAAACATTAGACCCTGAACAGTATCAAAGACAAGTTAATGATACGTTAGGATATTTTAGATATACAGCATTTAAAGAACAAGTAGAAGCTATGGGTCTAACAAGTAAAGAAGAAACAGTATTAATACGTGTTTATAAAAACTATTTAATTAACGACTTACCAGGATTTCAAAGAGATTATGGATTAATTAATCCAGTAAAAGCAAAAGTAGTATTGGAAGAAATGCAGAATAAATGGTTAAATAATGATACTATAATGACTACAGAAAGTGGTAAAGCATTTGCTGAGTTTAACCCTGTATGGTCACAAGCAGCAGAAATATCTGCTGAATTGTCACCTACTGACAATCCTGAATGGTGGTTAACAAGTGGAGATACACAAGCAAAAGCATTACGATTAGGTGTTGCACAAATTGCTAAGTCAATTATTGAGCAGTATCCTGATTTTAAATACGTTTGGATAGGTGTTTACAGTAGATTATTTAGAGACGATACAGAGGTAATGGGTATATTTAATGACTGAGTTAGAGAAAAAAATATTTGATACATTCGGAATAACTATTGACCAAATAGAAAGTGCTGAAGGTAGACAAGCATTAGGTGGTTTTTACGATAGAGTACTTGCTGCTGTACAAACACAAGATGAGGAAGCTATTGATTTTATTATAAGTGAAATAGCTGCAGTACGAGGAGAACCAACTGGTGAAGGTATTGTTACTGAAGACAAAGTACAATCTACAGTTGATGAAAGTATACAAAAAGCATTTCAAGAAGCAGGATTTGATTTAGGTGCATTAACTGGAGAAAGAGTATTTTATTCTTATAACACTGAAACAGGTAGTTTAGACCAACTTACATTACCTTCTATATTTCCTAAAGGTTTTACAGCACTATATAACGAAACAATATCACCTGAATTAATTGGTGGATTACAAAATGATTTAGTAAGAAACGGTGTAGTAGCTCCTGATTATTTTGATGATGAAGACCAGTTTGGACAAAAAACAGAACAAGTGTTGTCTATATTAATGGACTATGCAGACAAAAATTTTAAGATAGATATAAATAGTGAAGAAGGTCAAGCACTCATACAACAGTATAAAGATGGACAATATGGATTTTTAGAAAACGAAAGTGACGAAATAATATTTGGTAGAGCTATGTTAGACCAAGCTGTACAAGGTGTAGGTAGAGATGTACGTAAACAAGAAGAATTACAAAAAAAACTAGAAGATGAACAAGCTCTACAAGTATTAGCTGCAAGATATACAATACCTACATTTGATGAAATGGAAGATACATTAAATGAAGTAGTTAATCAAATAGTGCCTAGAGATGCAACACAAAAAGAATTAAATAGATATTCAACATCATTAGCAGAAAAATATTCTGATAGATTTAAACAATTAGTTGCTTTAGAAAAAGCAGTTAGAGCTAATAATATATTTGAACAAGTGCCTGCTATAAAAGGACTACCTGATAATATGTTAGTTACTCCTACAAAACAAGCACTACGTACAGATATATTTCAAATAACTGACCCTGAAGCTGCAGTAACTAGCGAAATAAAAGAAGATTTAGAAAAAGAAGTATCTGTTATAGAACAAGGTAATGCAGCTAGAAGACAACAGGCATCATTAATTGAAGCTATGTTAGGACAAATATAATGGAAGAATTTAAAAACCATATGTCAGGTTTAACTGAAGAAGAACTAGCAGAATGGTATGGAGAAAAATATGGTAAAGATTATATTACTGATACTAAAACTATGACATCTGCACAAATAGATGAAATAAAAAAATTATATACAGTAGATGTAGCACAATCATTTGTAGATGTGGGAGATAATGATACAATATCTCAATCTGCTAGAGAATGGTTAAATAATAATACATCAAGAGGCGTAGACCTTTCTGCACAAACTGATGACACATTGTTATCTTTAAGTGAACAAGACGAAGTTATACAAAGAAATAAAGATTTTGATTTAGAAAACGCTTTAACTGATGATGAAATATTTATGAGAGATGTACAACCTGATATTGACGATTACTATGCAGATTTAGCAGCAAGAGAACCTACTGATGAAATGATAAATTCTTATTATGAAGCACAATCTTCAGCAGACCAAGCAATGATTGATGATTATTATGACAATTTAATTGATGATACACAAAACATTAAAGTAGTAGACACTCCAGTTACAGGTAAAGTAATTAAACAAACTATAAAAAATAGATTAAAAAAAGTTTTAATTGGTGGTATAGATGCTTTAGATTTTTATGAGTTAAGTTTAATTGGTATGGCATTAATAGAACCAGGTGTACAAAAAGCATTACAACCTATCATGCCAATGATTATTCCAGGATTTAAAGGTAAAGTAGATAGTAAAACATATGGACAACAAGTTATAGAAAATTTACAGATGACAGCTAAAATATCACCAACTGCAAAAGTTTCAGAAAAAATAGCTAATATACCAACACCACAAACACAAGAATTAACAGGTATGGGTTGGGTAGGAAAGATGTTAAACAGATGAGTGAAATAACTTACGGACCTAAAGGTACACAGATAATAGTAGTTGAAGGTGCTAAAGCAGATGAAGAAGGTAATTTAACAGAAGGTGGTAGAACTGATACTGCATACTTTATGGGGTATGAAGATGCTACTGGTACTTTCTTCTTATGGCATGTACCTGCAAATGAAGTATCTGTTATTACTGATATAGATAAAGAACTACAACGTGGTGCTTTAAAACAAGAAGTTGTTAATACATTACCTAATAAAAAAGTATCTTTAAATCAATTTAATAATTTAAGTATTGGTGGACAGATAGTATCAGCAGGTAGTTACTCAGAATTAAAATCAGATTTAGTAGATATAAGTCCTGTGCAATCGTTTATAGATGATATGAGCATTATTGCAGATGAGTTATATTGGTGGAAAGATGGTGAATACCTTAATATAGTGCAAGAAAATTTTGCAGAAACAGGTAGCTATGAACTTAACCCTGCACAAATGGCAGAGTTTCTTACAAAATATAATTTAAGTAAAGATGAATACAATGGTGCTATAGAAAGAGCTACTGACCCTATTGGTTTTAAAGATAAAGTAGGTCAATACTATGCAACTATTAAAGCAAATGCTGTAGAACTAGGTGGAGAAATATCTGATAGTGCTGCTAATTATTTAGCTAATCAATGGGCTAGTGGTAAGTTTACTTCTACTAAAGTAACGCAACAATTAAGTGCTGCATTAGACCCATTTTCTCCTTTTAAAATGGATAAAGCAGTTGCTGATTTAGCAGCAGATACAACACAAATATCTACTGGTGAAACTAAAGTACAGTCTTTACTTAATATGTATTTACCACAACACATGCATAGTCAAATAGATATTGCAGAAATAGCAGGCAAGATACGTAACATAGGTGGTTATGAAGATACGTTTATTGAAGAATTAAAAGATATGAGAATAGTGCAATATGGCATGTATGATAGAGATGTTAAATGGCAAAACATTCTTAACACTTACAAATCACAAGCAGCAGATTTATGGGGTATAACACCTGCAGATGATGATGTTGCAATACTTGATGCAATAAAATTAAATAATCAAACACAATCAAGAAGTGATTTAAAACGTATAGGTTTAGAACGTGGTTATCAAAAAACAGTTAATGACTTTGCTACTGGATTATCAGATGCATTTGGTACTGGTATAGCTAGGTCAGCAGGGTATTTGGAGGGTTAATGGTAAAAGTATATAGAAGTGACCTAGAAGGATTTTATGATGTATCAGAAGAACGTGCTAGAGAACTAGAAAAAGTAGGTTATTCAAGAGAACCACAAGGTGCTGAAGTATCTACTGGTGGTAGCACTATACAGTTTGAAACTGCATTAGCTACAGCTAGAAGTTTATATGCATTTTTTCCTGAAAGTGTTTTACGTAAATATGCAGATGCTTGGATTAAATATGATGATAGTGCTATGGCTATTGCTGAAACACGTAACTCATCTGAATGGAAAACAGAGTTTGGATTTTTACGTAGAGCAGATGGTTCATTAATTATGTCAGAAGCAGAAGCTATGTCTGCTAAAGCTAGTTATGCAGAAACATTATCTGAAGTAGGTATTACAGATACAGAACAATTTAAAACAAAATTTGAAGATTTAATTGCAGGAGAAGTATCTGCAGCAGAGTTTCAACAAAGAGTAGATTTAGTTTATAACCAAGTAGTAGACCAAATACCTGAAGTAGAAAGATTATATAGAGAACGATATGGTGTAACTATTGACCAACCTACTATATTTGGTGCATTAGTTGACCCTGACATATCAGATAAAGTATTACGTGGAGATATACAAACATTGCAATTACAAGCACAAGCAAGTACTAGAGGATTTACACAATCATTTAGTAGATTTGAAGAACTTAAAAAAGCAGGATTAACAGTTGATGCAGCTAAACAATTATATGAAACAGCACAACCTACTATTGAATTAGCTGAAAGTATAGGTAGAGAACTAGATGTATCTACATTAGAAGAAGCAGCTTTAGGTGATGTTGCTTCACAAAGAAGATTAACAAGAATACAAGCAGAAATACAATCTGAAATTGGTGGTGCTGATTTAGGTGCTGCTAGAGCAAGAACTGGCGAAATAGTTGGACTTGTAGAAGAATAGTGTATACTATGTGTATAGCGTTGCGTGGTCCGCTTAAAGACCTGCATATCGGATTTCAGTCCTACGTTGAAATCTTGTACTTAAAATCGTAGAGTAAAGGACTTTAGTTAGAGCTACAGTATCTAAAGTCAAGTGTGGTCTGTAGCCCCACGATAAGTGTCCACAGGGCTTATCTGCAAGGGTAACACTGTGAGGAGGTACGAAATGACAGACGAACAATATGATGCTACTGAAGAAGGTTCAGGAGCTAAGCAGATGCGTGAAACCATCAAAAGAAAAGACGATACTATTGCTGACTTAGAAGCTAAGTTAGCTTCCTTTCAAGATAAAGAAATGGATAGTACTGTTAAAAATATTGGCTTAGACCCAAGCACTGGATTTGGTAAAGCATTAAAGCAAGTGTATAAAGGTGACATTAACAATGAAGCACTTTTAGATTTTGCAAAGCAAGAGTATGGCTATGAAGCTGAAGGTGTTACTGCACAGGATACACCACAACCTGCACAGGAGACTGCAGTTCAGAGTGATGCTAGAGCTAGAGTAGAAGCACTTGAACAAAGTTCACAATCAGTTGTACCACAAGATGCATCTGAGTTACTACAAAAAGTAACTGAAACTGGTAACGCAAAAGACAGTATCAGAACTAAATTAAATTTGATGGAAGCTCAGAAGCAAAAATAATTTAAGTATAAGACAACTAAATAAAATGTAGGAGGTCGTTATGGCAGCTATAGGCAGCCCTAGCCCAATCTCAGCAAATGAGATTAATAACTTTACAGGTGAATTATTTAAAATTACACCTCATAGAACTCCTCTATTATCAGCAACTGGTGGATTAACTGGCGGAAAAGCTATTCAAAGTACTTTCTTTCAGTTTCAAACTGTTGATAATGCTGTTGTATCTTCAGTAACACCAGGCACAGAAGGTGGCGCACCAAACTTTAATGGTCGTTCACGTGCTGCAGTACAAGGTGTACTTGAGATATTCCATGAAGCAGTACAAGTAACATTTACTGCTCAAGCAGCTTATGGGGAAATTGTGCCATTTGATTTGGCAGCAAACTATAAAAACAGTATTGACAAATTATCATTAGAGGGTACTAACCCTATTAATGATGAGATGGCAGCTCAACTTGAGTTGGTATTAGAACTTGTCGCTAAAAAAGCAGAGTATCAAGCATTTAATGGTGCTTTTTCTGACGGAACATCATCTGATAGACAAATGAGAGGTATTAACGCTCATATGGATTTATCAGGCGGAAACATTTATTTTAATGACACCGCAGGTAACGGCTCAGGAACAGACCAAAAAATTCACTGGGATACTATAGCAGGTGCTATGAAGAAACTATATGATGCAGGCGCTCCAATGAGAGAACCAGTATTATTTGTTTCTCCACAAATGTTGTTGGACCTTAATAAAGAACTTATTAACCCAACAGTATCAGGTGCTTTAACTGGCGGTATTTTACCTAGAGACAGAAATGTCGGAGGTGTTGACATTGACACTATCGTAACTCCATTCGGAGCTATGGGATTAGCATTGTCTGATTACCTACCAAGTGGTAAAGCATTCATTATAGACTTGGCATTTGTTACACCAGTCTTTCTTAACGTTCCTGGAAAAGGCACAGTATTTATTCGTGACCTTGACCAAGGCGATAACGCAAGAATGGGTAAAGCAGTATACATGGAAATGGGATATGACTTTGGTCCACCTCAGTACCATTGTAATATTTCTAACATTGCCTAAATAAAATATTGAAGATTAGGGGGGAACTCCACCTTCCTCCCTTTTCTTCTGCTAAAGTAGGAGATTATGAGTTTTAGTAAATCAATAGCAAAAGAAGCACTTATAGATATATCAGCAGATGCTAGTAATTCTAAAGTAGTAAACACTGATGGAATGTTATTAACAGGAATTATATTTCCTGCTGCAATGACAGGTTCAAATGTTACTTTTGATTATTCTTTAGATGAAACAGCATTTTATGACGTAGTAGAAACTGATGGTACAGAGGTAACATACTCAGTATCAGCAGGTAACGTTGTAAGAGTAGACCCTAGTGGTTGGGCTTTTGCTTCTTCAGGATATTTAAGAATAACATCTGATGGTTCAGAAGCTGCAGATAGAAAAATAACTTTAATATTTAGAGCTTCCTAAGGTATAAATGAGTACCACAGTAGGAAACCTAGTAGATAGGGTTTATAGAGAATATTTAGAAGCACCTGATAAAGTAGAAAGTTATTCTTATATTACTGGTGCTATATCAGATACAGATACAACTATTGCATATGATGGCAATTTATTTTCTGTTGAAGAAGAAGATGCATTAGATGCAGGTGCAATAATAGAAATTGGTCAAGAGTTAATGTATTCAACTGCATTAAATCAAGTATCTAATGAAATTACTGTTAAAAGAGGACAAAGAGGAACTACTAAAACTGCACATTCAGCAGGAGATTTAATAAAAATAGCTCCAACATTTCCTAGAAAAGCTGTATATGATGCAATATCTGACCAAATAGAAAATTTATATCCAACATTATTTGCAGTAGAAACTAAGTCAATTACCGCAACAACTGGTATTAATGTACTAGATGGTGCTAATGATAATTATTTAGTTGCTCCTGTAAAAGCAATATCACAATATACAGATTTTGATAGTGGACAAGACAGTACAATATCTCAGTTTAGAGGTGTATCAGTAGAACTTGTAAACTTACCTAATCCATTTACATACACTGATAGTAATGGTGCTAGTCAAACAGTAACGTATACATCAGGACCTTCAGTAGTACATGCTATGCAAACATTTGGTATTACATCAGGTAAAACTATTTTTGTTACTTTTAAAAAGAAATTTGTAGCTATTACCAATGAAGACACTACTTTAGCTTCTATAGGATTAGAAAATGAATATGAACCTATTGTTATGGCAGGAGTTGCTGCACAATTAGTTGCAGGTAAAGATATAGCAAATATAGATGCATCATATATAAGTGAACAATTAAATGTATCTAATGTACCTATTGGAAGTAGTAATACAATACGAAATGCTTTATTACAATATCAACAATTATTAATACAACAAGCTAGAAAAGATTTAAGAGCTAGATTTCCTGAACCAGTATCATTTAATAGTATTACTTATCCGAGTACGTAATGCCTAGAATTGCAAATACTTCTAACATATCAAACCCTAAAAGATATGGTTACGATATAAAACTTGATGACATATTTTTAAGAAGTGCTATTGGTCCTGAAAGACAAATGGTTATACAATCATCTGATGTTAGAGCAGGACAACAAGTAAATGTTAAACAAAATCCTGAAGACTTTACATCTAATTTAGGACGTATATATTCAAGAAACAATTTTTCTGCAGGTCAAGGATTAGACACTGCACATAGAGTAAATGGTAAACCTGATGATGTTAATAGATTTTGGGATAGTAAAGGTGTAGATGTATTTCATGGTGATGATGAAACTTCATATCATATACATTTATTATTTCAAACAACTGGTCAAAGTTTATCTTTTAGTGCTACAAATAACTATTTAGCACAAACTACAAATGGTGATATATATGTTACTGATGGTACAACTATACATAAATATAATGGTACAAGTTGGTCAACAATAGCAGCAGGTACATCAGGAGCTACACATAACTTTACTGGTATAGTAGCTTTTGGTAATGGTTTATATGCAACTACTGCAAATGGTACAAGTGGTTCACAGTTAATAAAATTTGATGGCAGTTCTTGGTCTGTTCAAACTACTGCACAAACAAGTGCAGGTGGATTAACTGGTATATGGTTTGTAAAAAATAGATTATGGATAAGTGGTAATGATGGTACTGCAGAGTATATTTGGGAAGTAAGCCCATTTAATAAAACTTGGAGTGGTTCTGATTTACAAGATGCAGATAGCATAATAGAAGTAGAACCTACACATGAAATATCAGGAGTTATAGATGGTGGTGCTGCAGTTTTAGCATCAAGTACTGATGGAAATATATATGCTTTTAAACTTACAAGCGGTGCATTTGTTAATCAAGGACAAACAAAAATACCTTTTGAAGAAGTACATTCTATTGCAGCATCTGAAGGAATTATATTTTTTGGTACAAAAGAATTTGCAAGAGATGTAGGACGTTTATATAAAGCAGAGTTAGTAGCTTTAGATAATTTATACGTACTTGCTAATAGACAACTTATAAAAGAATGGGTTGTAGATAGTGTAGACACTACACCACATGCAATGTTTGTATCAAGAGATAGTGTATATATGGGTGTTAAAGAAGCAACTAATGAAGTAAATTTGTGGCGATATTACTTACCAACAGGTGGTTTGGCTAGAGATTTACAGACAAGTGGCAATAGTTATGTACAAGGAATAACGCAAAGTAATGGCAAGTTTATGATAGTTGTATCAGGTTCTGATGTATATAAAGAAACATCTACATATGAAACTACAGGTTATCTTATATTATCTGCAGCAGATTTCTTTACAGCAGAAAGTAAACAGTTTGTAGGTGCTGAAATATCTACATTTACTATGCCTACAGATACTTCTGTAGAATTAGAGTTTAGTACAAAGTTTGAGGCATTAGATAATCCTAGTGATAGTAGTTTTGTTAATGCATTAACACAAACTGGTGGTACTGGTGATGTAGAAAAACAAATATCTGAAGTATCAAGATATATTATTGGTAAAGTAATCTTAAATAGAACAGGTGCAAACAATGCAACACCTCAAGTAAAGTCTGTACAGTTTCGTGCATTAGCTAGACCTGAATTAGTAGTTGTACAAGTACCTATAAATATTAGTGATAGAGTAGAAAGACCATTTAGAAAACCTGTAACTGTAAAAGGTTTAGGTGAAGAATTGTATTCTGAATTACGTAATAAAGAAGGTAACTCTGTTACACTAGAAATATTTGACCCATCAGAAATTATACGTGGTGTAGTAGAAAGTATTAGTTATCCAGTAATACAAGATGTTGATAAAGGTTCAGATACACAGTATGCTGTACTTACAGTACGTGGTACTAGACAAACTATACTTGATGATGTAACTTCTATACATGTAACAGGTATATCAGCTTATGGTATAATGAGATACGGAGCATAATGGCAGACAGAAAAACTAAAATAGTAAATTTTTACGAAAGTACATTAGCTGCATTGTTAGCTAGTGGTTCTACAACTGTTACTTTAACTAATGCTCCAACAACAAATGGAACTACAAAAATTAGTGCATCTTCAGGTGATAGTTCTACACATTATTTTTTAGTAATAGACCCTGATAACTCTGCAAATAGAGAAGTTATATTAGTTACACAATCTACTGATGAAACACTTACAACTATTACAAGAGATGTAGAGGGTAGACATGCTACAGACCCTAACCATCAAGGAGGAACTACTGTACGTATGGCAGTACTTGCTGAAGTGTTTGTAGATGTAAATGATAGAATAGATACACATGCTGCTTTAGCAACACACTTAACATTAATAGATGAAGATAATATGTCTACAAATAGTGCTACAAGACCTCCATCACAACAATCAGTTAAAGCTTATGTTGATGCACAGAATGCAGCACAAGCTACAGGTGCAAGTCTTGGACTTGTAATAGCGTTGTCATAATGGGTATCTTAATGATACTTAAAGAAGGTGGAAGTCTAGGTATAGACACGATTGGTAATTTACCAATAGATGAAGATATAGATTTACTACCTGATGCAGGTGGCTCATTGTCACTACCATTTAGGTTAATAATGGAAGCAATTTCTGTTACGAATAGTACAAGTAGTCAAGCTCGTGCTATAGTAATGGGAGTATAGAAATACGGAGATATAAATGGCAGAAACATTTAAAGCAAATCATGTAGCATTAACAACATCTAATCAAGATATTGTTCCTGCAGTAGCTGCATCTACACAAACTATTGCTCTTTCTATTAGAGCAACTAATGTAGACGGAGTTAATGATGCAACAGTTGATGTACAAGTAGTTGATACAGGTGGTTCACCTACAGCATACATAGCTAAAACAATGTCAGTTCCTGCAGACACTTCTTTAGAGTTAGCAGGTTCTTCTAAGATAGTTTTAGAAACTGGAGATAAAATTCAGGCATTAGCATCAGCAGCAAGTGATGTAGAAATATTTGTAAGTTATTTAGAGATAACATAAAGGAGTAAGCCATGTCGTATGGATATATAGGCGATACTTCTTCAAGTATTAAACAACAAGTTAAGAACGCAGGTGTTCTATCAATGTCTGATGTCTTAGACCTAGAAAGTAAAGGACATCTTGGTGGTAGCTTAGAACTTATTGAAGAACAAACTTTTTCTAGTTCAGTAGCACAAGTTGATTTTACTTCTATTCAGGAAAGCAAGTATGATGTACACTTTGTAAATGCCAAAGTTAAATTTGGTAGTGGTAATAGTGATTTATTGGGTATGAGATTTTTTGAAAGTGGAGTTTTAGAAACTGCAAGTGTTTATCAAGTTGCAACTCAAAATGGTCAATCTAATGGCACTTTTAGTGAAGCTAGACAAACTGCATTTAATTATATATTTTTAGGTGAAACAACAGATGCTTTTCAAAATGTGTATTGCTATTTATATAATTTAGGAAATAGTTCAAAATTTAGTTTTGCTACTTTTCAAGGCATACATTTAGACAGTCCACAAGACGCTTTTTTTAGATTTGGTGGTGCTGTTTTACCACAAGCTAGTGTTGTTGACGGAATAAGATTTTTTGGTGGTGCTTCAGGTAATAATATTGGTGCTGATTTTAACATAAAACTCTATGGAGTAAAACAGATATGAGTAACCTAAGATTAATTAATGAAACTACTGCTAGTTCTGTATCAAGTGTGTCTATAACAGATGTATTTAGTTCTGATTATGATATTTACAAAATTGAAGTTGTAGGACAAGGTGCAGGTAGTACAAATTGGTCAAGATTAGAATTTTTAAATACAAGTGGTAGCACAATTTCAACTTCTAATTATGATTTTGCACAACATGAAATAAAAACTTATGGTAGTTTTTCAGAAAATAGAACTACTAATAATAGTCAGTTTTTATATTTGTGGATAGACAATGATAGTGCAGGTGGTTTTGGTAATACAATGTATGTTTTTAATCCTATGTCATCTGCATATACTTTTATTCTTGGTCAAAGTGCAGGGGAATTTAGTACTTCAGGAAATGTTAATACTAAATATATTGGTGCTTTAACAGAAACAACTCAAGCACAAGGATTTACTTTTGTAAGAGCTACAGGAACATATAACAATATAACAGTAAGAACTTATGGATTGAGAGTTGATAGCTAATGAGTTTAGTACAAGTAGCAACAAATACAGTAACAAGTGCAGTATCTAGTGTTACCTTAACAGGCATTGATAGTGATGATGTTTATATGGTTGCTTTTAATAATGTTGTAGGTGCAACAAATAATGTTGGCTTACAAATACAACTGACTAAAAGTGGAACTGCACAATCAGATAGTGAATATGATTATGCTTATAAAAATTTAAGAACAGATACAACTTTTTCAAATACAAGTGGAACTAATCAAACTGCTATTTCTTTAGGAAATACAGGAACTGCAACGAGTGAAAGTTCACAAGGTATAATTTATCTTTATAACTTTAATTCAAGTTCAGAGTATAGTTTTTTTACTAATGAAACTTGCCACTTTAATGCAACACCATTTTTGACAGGAGCACAGGGTGGAATAGTACATACAGTAGCAAGTGCAAGTGACGGTGTTAATTTTAAAATGTCAAGTGGCAACATTGATAGTGGAACTTTTACATTGTATAAGGTGGTGTAATTATGAGTAAATATGGATATGTAGGAAAAGAAAACGATATACCTCAACAGGCATTTAAATCTAATGCAGGTGTATTGAGTGTTAATGACCACCTTGCATTAAGACAAGAAGATAAATTAACACAGTTTGGACAATTAGAATTAATTGAAACTCAATCTGTTACTACAAATGTTGCACAAGTAGATTTTGACACTTTAAATACAGATAAATATAATGTACATTTTTTAACTGCTAATAATATGAAAAATGCTTCAGATGACCAACAATTTTCTTTTAGATTTAAAGTTAACGGCTCAGTTGTTACTGCTAATGATTATCAAAGGTCAATATCTTTTGGAAACACAGCACCAACAAACGGGGAAAGCAGAGATACAGCAACAAGTGCAAACTTTTTTACTTTAAATCAAGGTAATGCAACTAATGAAAAAGGAAATGGTTATGCTTACTTTTATAATTTAGGAGATAGTACTAAATACAGTTTTTCTACATATCAATCTACATACATTGATAGTGGTGGTAATTACAAATATAGTTTTGGTAGTTTTGTTTATGATGTAGCAACAACAGTAGATGGTATAAGTATCATAATGTCTAATGGAAGCAACATAGCAGACGGGGAATATTCTTTATATGGCATGAAGGAATACTCATAATGGCTACTAATTTAGAATTTATAAAACAAGTAGTAGGAACTGATGTTGCAAATTTAGAACTAACAGATATCTTTAGTGCAAATTATGATGTTTATAAAATACAACTTG